GTATTTGAAACTATGAGTAAATCAGAATTAAGACGTGCCATAGAGATTGTTGAGCCGCCTAAAATGATGATAGTTAAATAATGATTTTCTTGATTGCTTTGTATTGCAAAAAAGCCATAATTTGCATAACAAACAATTTTGTTTGTCATAGATGAAGGATAACTATCATGTGGACTAAACCAGCTGCTACAGAAATGAGATTTGGCTTTGAAGTGACTATGTACGTAATGAACAAATAATTTCAAGAATTTTCAAGAAAAATCAAGAAGGGGCTTTATGCCCCTTTTTTATTGTGTGTATAGTGTGTATTTAAATGTATAGTTAAATGGATATATCACTTTTTTGCAATTAATTAAAGTTTCATGCAAATTGTTTTCATTCTTTTTATATAAATCAATGACTTGAGTGAAAACGGATGTAAAGCATACTTTACATTTAAATTCTTAATATCGTTGCAATAACCGCCGCTAAAACAATAGCAATAATGAACGTCATTTTTTACCTTCCAATTCTTTTAATAGCTCTGCAAACTGTATAATCTTATCGATGTCTTGAAGGCCACCTTTATCGCGCCAACGTGTTGCATATTTAATAATGCAACCTTCAATAAAAGGTATGCCATTGGCATGGATATACTCCACCGGCTGAATCTTTAACTTTTTGTAATGACTGCCACCGACTTGCTTATTTAATGCGCTGTCATTAGACTTCAAAGGCTTCACCCCTAAATGCTACTACGCCATCTTCTATCACTTCAACTAACTCTGGCGGTAATAGCTTACCTTTATGAAACGTCAGCACCGCAAAACCTGATCGCCAATTCTTAGGGTTATCTTCGGTATAGTTCATAAACATATCGCCGTCGATCTCTGCCAATGTGCCTGTATCAACACCATATCGAGTGCCTGTATAGTCGGTGTAGGCTGAAACTTTTAACGAGTGCAAGTGACCGGTCACGATTGAAGTGCCAGCACCAAGAGTATTATTATGCGTTGCATGAACCCCACCTTTCCATCTGTGTTTAATACATACATCATTCACCCAAGTAGCCCAGCAAGGTCGCCATGCAGGGAAGTGATCTTTTAAATGAAAGCCATCGACAAATTCAAATTGCGGTGCTACGGCTGCCAAATAGGTTTCAAAACGTGAATCGTGATTGCCTAGCGTCCATGTCAATACTGGTGTTGGCTTTACCTTTTTAGCTATATCTTCTATGTTGCCTAGCATCGCCTTACACGCTTTTAATTCATCAATGACTGTCGGCCTATTTTCTAAGAAGCCTATACGTCCATGACGTGATATAGATGCACCATCAAAGGCGTCGCCATTACATACAATTAACTTAGGCTTTAACTTCTCAATAAATATTGTAAGTGCGCGATATGCTGTTGAAGGTGTTAAGTCCCAGAAGTGCGCATCACTAAATACAATGACTATGCCATCTTCGATTGGCACGTTGACCCGTGCTGAATGCCGTTCAATGAAAGGCTTTTCTGTTCTAGCTTTCATTTCAATGCCATGTTTTGCTTCTAACCTTCTTCGTCTTGAATAAATAATTCTTAATGGCACGCCTGTCGCTAAAGACATCTTCGTGGGTGATCCCTTATGTACTTCCCATAACTTTAAAAATTCTTCATCGCATAATATAGTCATTATTTTCCCTTAGATTAGAGTTCCCTTCTATCATACCCATATAAATCATTGAAATCAAACATAATTTTTCTGAATGTTTTATCGTGCTTGTCATAATGTGTTTTACCGATTAAATAAAGATGTAAATGCACCATTTCATGTGCGACTGTTCTAAACATATTGGTAAACGTTTCTTGATGATGCGTGCTGATGCGCATCGTGAGTGGTTCAACATCAAATTCACCGCATATAGTAGGATCATTGTTTACTTCAAATATGATTCGACTTGGCGGCGGTAAGTCCCATGAGCTGAAAGGTGGCATACGGCGTAGGAACGCATACGTTTCATATACGACTTGCACTGTAATGATTTTTGACATACCTACAATGTTTCCTTAGCAAATACATAGCCAATGGCAAAACCAATGATAAATACAGCTAGATAAATGTAAAGAAAAAACATTGTAGGCATATAGACCATATTAATAGAACCTTAAATTATTAACAGCATACTTCAAAGGATAACCCCATGGATTCTTAATCCTTGTATCATGGAAATGCGTTGAATCGCCAACGGGATTATTATTATAACCTTTTTGTTTTGTTAAAAACTTAATTGCAATCAATTTATATTCCAAAAATTGCTGCTTGTTTGGAAAGTCTTTTTTACCTTTTTGAACCAAGGTAATATATTCAAATTGATGTTTCTTATAGATCGTATCGCATACTTTTTCAATACGATTGTTTGATCTATTCATAATAACGTTATATATAGAAGCCTGATTGTGAAAGTTCGATCCTGCTTCACCATATAACGCAACCGCTAGGCATGATGCCGCCAGCTCTAAGGTTTCAGTCATGTATACCACCTTTTTACTTGTATTAAAGACTTAATAACAATAACAATAAAAATAGGCTAAATGCAACCAAAAGCTTGATTCCAAACCATATACGCCTATATTTTGTTGTTTTTTTGCTATGATTCTCATACCCATCAGGATCAAAGTCGATATACATGGCCTAATCCTCGCAATTGCCGTTGATACAGGCGTGGGATATGATCTCGGATTCTAATTCATTGAAGGCCATATCTTTTTGTATCACTTCGGCGGATTGATTCACTTGATCATATATTTTGTAATCAGTTTCAATCGTTCGGGCTTTAATAATCAAGCCACGATCTCTGGCATGATCGCATAGTATAGACGTGACGTAATCAGTTGGCTCAACGCCCCATTCAATAACTTGATCGTATGCGGCGTCATCAATTTTTACTTCAGCTATCACTAAAAATCGTTTCATATATCGCTCCCTTGTTTAATGTTTTGAGTTTGTTTACGCCATGCCTTAACTAAAGCAAATCGTTTGGCTTCGAGTAGCGTTCTTGGTGTAGCCCATTGATAATAATTAAACCTAAAATAATCGTCCGTCTTAGGCTTATTATAGTTCGCTGTTTCCTTTTCAATTTCCTTAAATATATCCATGATTTAATCGTTTCCCATAAAGTATTCAACCCATAAATAATAGATAACCATAATCAATACTAATATGATTACCGCCCATAAGAATAGGCCTATATAGTTTAAAATATAGGCCATGCTGCTAAGGATAGAATTCATAACCTTAATCCTTATCAAAAAGTGCTGCTTCAATTACATTATATAAAAGCGCGCCATGTTCGGTATTGCGCGTGCCATCGGTATCAGGATCAATTTCAACGCAATCATCTTCAATGCCTAAAAAATTAATCACGTTCCAATAAACCCTATCGGTCATGTCAAATATGTCATTATCCGATATTAATTCGTTAATGCGATCGCTATCCATAATTAAACCCCTTTTATTTAATAGGCCAGTATTGACCCCTAAACGCCCTGCATTTAACGCAAGGCGTTTAAAGATGTTACTAGGCTGCTTCGAGTTCTGGCGCTGGCGCTTCAATAGCTGCCGCCGGCGCATAATCAACCCATAATGGTTTTTTATAGCTGCTAAAGTCCGCCTTAGATTTATAAGGCATAATAATGCCTAAAAACTTGCCATTTTGAATATCTACAATTGATCCGCTACCCGTGCCATTATGACCGATCGCAACATCTGGCTTTTTGACACCATTTAAAATGGAAGCGCACTTATAAAACTGCGATAAAAATTCGGGATCGAATTGCGCGAGTTCATTATTTATTGTTTCAGGTATCACGCGCCTAAAATCAGGATACTTGCCATCGATCGCGGGCGCTTTGAATACGTTGTTTATGTAATTGATCTCAATTAAGGGCTGCAGCTCAATATCTATTGAATTGGTGGCCTTGGTTATGACCTTTGAAACCTGATCGATCAATGTGCTAGGTATAACGTGCGATATCGTTTCAGGGCTTGTGATCTCTGATTCATGCCATATACCCATTTTATGGCCGTCAGTTGCTACAAAATACGCGCCTTTCGGTGTTATTTCAATAAAAACGCCCATCATGTAATAACGCACGTCTTTTTTAGCACTTAAAACATTTAAACTTTTTAAAATATCAAAATCAATTTGAAATTTCATTTTTAACCCCTTTTAATGTTTAAAAATAGCGGCTTAATTTAAGCCCCTAAACGCCCTATAAAAAGGCGTTTAAAGATTAAACTAAATATTTCTAAAATAATATCCGTTAGCTTCTGAATAATCCATCATGATATCCCTTGCGGTGCTTTCCCAATCTATATGAATATAAGAAGGCATATCCTTCGGGATATCTCCGCAGCTTTCTAAAAGCTCATAAGTAAAATCAACATCGTTTTTAAACTGGCCTGAATAAGCTTCTTCTGCATCTTCAAAGCTTCCAGATAATCCCGCTTCTTTATATGCTTCAAACATTTCTCGATCATCATCATCAAGCGCTAAATAATCCCATAAATCAGGATTGATTCCGCTTTCTGAATAATATTCTTCGGGAAAGTTTTCAAAGTCCTGATACATAAACTCAGGATCTTTTTCATCTTTATGTAATTCTGCGCAATAAGTTAAAAATTCATCTTCATTGGCAAATTGATCTAAACGAACCCACGCGCCCTGAATAGATCCTGAATTATATTTGGCATAAGTGCCAACATAAACACTAGGCGCGGTGTCATTTTTAATACGTTGTGTTGCTTCGGTTTGAGTTTGAATAGCTTCCATAATTAATTCCCCTTTTTATAAAGATAAAATAAAATACAACGTGCCGTAAAAATATATGGCACTAACAATAAACCAAAAAACGTGCGATCTTTTCATTTTTAATACACCTTTCTTAATAGTCGATATTCAACGCCATAAGCATTATTAATATAGATTTCATTAAATTCAATATGGCCATCATTTTTAGCTAACCAATTATTCATTGATTCGATAGTTTTAAAAGTTCTAGTTTTCCAAAAATTCATTTTTAATCCTTTCATAATCGAGTTATAACGCATTATTTTTTGTCGGTCGATGTCTTACTATTGCCCTTTTCGACCTTAGTATCAACGTTTTTAATATATTCTATTGCTTCGATGTATTGCTTCGAGGTGTCTGGATAAACTAATTTTGTTAGTATCGCATCGAGGTATCGAGGGTAAGCATTTTGTTTTTTCATGGTTCGAAGTATCCTTTTTAATTAATATCCGCGTCAATTCACGCGTAGAATCATTGTAAAGCATTGTTTTGCATTTTGTCAAGTATTAATTGAATCTTTTACAATTTGGGTCATTTTGTCAGGTTTTTGTCAAAATTTTGTCAATGATGACCCAAAGCCAAAGCGTTGATAGCATTGAGCTAAAATGCTTTTTGGGTCAAATTGTCATTTAAAGTTAAGGTTTACTAATAATAAATATATGGTATGAATAACGGCAACCGTGATCGACTTAAATTGTCATGACAAAATGACAATTTGACCCAAACTATTGCGCCCCTTGAAAAATGCCTTCAAATTGTTTGGGTCATTTTGTCAAACTGAAAACATTTGACAAAATGACAAAATGACCCAAAGACCGATAGCCGATCGGCCACCAAATAAAAACGCCCTGACAAAATGACAAGATGACCCAAGACTTAACAACTGCCTATTTTTTAGGCAGATAGCTAACAGCTAACAGCCCTTAGATTTTTAGGCGGTAGCTGGGGGGCTGTTTGCTGTTTGCTGGGGGGGGGTAGGGCATGACGGCAGCCGGTCACTTGCGAGATGGTTTCACGAACAATTTTTTTATTTTTTTAGCAATTCGCTTGACGGCACCATAGCTATAATCTAATATGCCCATATGTCTGTACTCTCAATACCTTTTACCCCTCGTGAAATTAAGGCAACCGAATCTAGGCTACAAGCTATCTATGATGCGGCTAAACTTGGTTTGAAGAATGACAACTTGGCTTTAGCTGCAGGTATGTTGCCCACTGAATTTAGGCAACTATGCCAATTAGATCCAGCCGCTGAGATAGCAGCTCAAAAAGGTAAGTCAGATGGCGAACGGGAAATGGCGGAAGTTTTGATTGAATCTGCTAAAACGGATAAAGACCCTAAGTCAGCCCTGGCAGTATTGCAACATATTCATGGGTGGACGGCTAAGACTGAGATTAATATAGACGTCTATCAGAAGATTAGTATTTCTCAAGCACTTCAAGATGCAGAAGCTAGAATCATAAAAGGTACCGTCATAGATGCAAACCCCGATCTATAATTCGGACGAAGAACAAGAATTGATGACGCGCCTTTGGGCGCCAAAAGTAAAAGACGATCCTCTAGCGTTCGTGATGTTTACGTTTCCATGGGGTCAAAAAGGTACACCACTTGAACACTTCAATGGGCCAAGAAAATGGCAGCGCGACATCCTTCAAGATTTAAGCAATCATATAAAAGAGAATCAAGGCAAAGTAGACTTTGATACGTTTAGGCAAGCGGTCAGTTCAGGTCGAGGTATTGGCAAATCGGCATTGGTCAGTTGGGTCGTGATATGGATGTTATCGACTAGAATTGGATCAACCACGATTGTGTCAGCTAATAGTGAAGCACAGTTAAGATCAGTCACTTGGGCTGAGATAACTAAATGGTTAAGTATGGCCATGAATAGTCATTGGTTTGAAGTCAGTGCGACAAGAGTGCTACCGGCGAAATGGCTCACTGAATTAGTGGAACGTGATCTAAAGATGGGTACAAGATATTGGGGTGTAGAAGGTAGACTATGGTCAGCTGAGAATCCTGACAGTTATGCAGGAGTTCACAACTTTGAAGGTGTCATGCTCGTATTTGATGAAGCATCAGGTATTGACGATTCAATATGGAGTGTAGCGGCAGGGTTCTTTACGGAAAATACGCCGAATAGATTTTGGTTAGCGTTTAGTAACCCGCGACGTAACTCAGGTTATTTTTATGAAGCGTTTAATAATAAGCGTGAGTTTTGGCGAAATAAGATCGTGGATGCCAGAACAGTAGAAGGTACTGATAAAGCGATTTATCAACAAATCATCGATGAGTATGGCCAGGATTCAAGTCAAGCACACGTTGAAGTATATGGTCAATTTCCTAATGCAAGCGACGATCAATTTATACCAAGTCATATTGTGGACGAAGCGATGGATCGTCCAAGATATAAAGACAATACGGCACCGATAGTCATTGGTGTTGACCCTGCACGATTTGGCGCCGATGCAACTGTCATAGCTGTACGTCAAGGTCGCGATATTGTGGAAATTAAAAGACATCGCGGGGACGACACAATGGAAACAGTCGGTCGGGTCATTGAAGCGATTGAACAATATAAACCAGCACTTGTTGTGATTGATGAAGGCGGTTTAGGTGCTGGGGTGTTAGATAGGCTAAAAGAACAAAAGTATAAGGTACGTGGTATAAACTTTGCAAATAAATCAAAAAACCCTATGATGTATGGTAACATGAGAGCGCAAATGTGGGGTACCATGAAAGACTGGTTAAAATCAGCAAGTATTCCAAATGATCGCTATTTGAAAACAGATCTAATTTCACCATTGATGAAACCTGATTCTAAAGGTACAATATATTTAGAAGGTAAAAAAGAAATGAAAGCGCGTGGGTTAGCGTCACCTGATGCTGCCGATGCTATTTGTGTCACGTTTGCGTTTCCTGTGGCACACCGTGAGTATGTAGAAAAAAACATACGAAGGCCATATCAAGGAAACGGCGTATTGACATCATGGATGGGATCGTAAATGGCTACTAAGAAACATGACAAACCAATTCCTCGAACTACACAAGGTAAAGGCGCTAATTATAAGCCTACCGATAAAGGCGCAGGTATGACAGCTAAAGGTCGCGCTGCGTACAATGCAAAAAATAACGCAAATTTAAAAGCACCAGCACCAAACCCAAAAACAAAATCTGATGCAGGACGTAAAAAATCTTTTTGTGCTAGAATGTCAGGCGTAGTTAAGCACGCAAAAGGCGATGCACCACGTGCAAAAGCCGCTCTTAAAAGTTGGAACTGTTAATAAAGGAAAATAAAATGGCTAAACCCGGATTGTATTCAAATATTCACGCAAAAAAGGCACGTATAGCTGCGGGATCAGGCGAAAAAATGCGCCCTGTCGGATCTAAAGGCGCACCAACAGCTAAACAATTTAAACAAGCAGCAAAAACAGCTAAAAAAGGAAAATAAAATGCCACTAAAAAAATCTACAAGTGCTAAAGCTTTTAGAGAAAATGTAAAAGCTGAAGTTAAAGCAGGCAAACCAGCTAAACAAGCCGTTGCTATTGCATACAGTGTTAAACGATCCGC